ATACGGCACTCCGTTAACGCTTACGAGCACAGAACGCAGCACCAGAAAGCCATCAGGTGCCTCAAAACAAAACGCCTGCTTTTTAAAGCAGGCGTCTTTAACTTCATTCATAAATTCAGGGTTGCGGGAATTTCTCACCACACGCTGCATATACCGGAGAATTTTTTCACTCACACTCTCACCACAAAAAAGAACAATGTGACTGTGCTGTGTCTTCAGCGACAGAAGGATGACGGAGAACGCTTCCGATAACCAACACGGCTGGCGTTCTCCGCAAAAAATAAATTACCAGCCGACAGACATACCCGCAGCAACACCTGAACCGTTCTGGGTATCCCATGAAGCATTCAAACGTACAGCAGAATTTTCAGTGGTGCGGAAGTGCATACCTGCTGCGATAGCCTGCTCATCACGGTAGTTACTTGCAGCCATACCAAAGGAGTACGTTTTACCCTCAACAACAGGAATGGCAGTCATCGCCATTGCTCCTGCAATACCTGCATCTGCACGTTTACGGTTTTTCTCCACCTCATCACGTAACTGACGGAATTGCTGATTAGTACTACGCTCCAGGGTACTGACCCGGTTATCTGTGTAGGTATTAGCAGACTTCAGTGTCTGTGCATCACCCTGAATACGGGCATTCTCTTCTGCAATACGATAGCGCTCTAACTGACCATAGGTTGCGGCATCCGCAGCCTGAACACCATCACGAAGCCCACCAATTACACGATTCCCCACATTAACTTCATCGGGGCGAGTGGTCTGAGAGTTAGCCCCTACAGCAACACTGTTCGTATGGTTTGCAGTGGCGTTGTAACCGACAGCAGTGGCGTTTTCTCCGCCTGCTGTTGCCCCGCCACCAACCTGAGTTTTACCGGTGCCCAGAGAAGACAGACGGGCGTGAATATCTGTTACATCTGCAGCAGAAAGACCAGTGTCAATAGTGGCTCCATATTGCACAGCCTTCATTTTAATTTCATAAATATATTCACTAATTTCAGGAATATGTCTTGAATATGTTTTTCCATCAGCGCCTACTGTCGAGACAACTCCTTCGCCATCTGCACTAAACAGAATTTGATTGGTTTTTGTGTTTACAAAATAAGCTGTCTCATTCGCGTAATCATAATATGAGACGATGTCTCCCCTTGGAGCAACTAACTCGGTATCTGTCAGGCCAGCCTTACCATAATCAATTAAGGTATATTTCAAATATTTACCGGAAACAGCGTCTATATTTAATGAGGTTGGTGTATTCCCGTTAAGAGGAGTAACCTTACCATCAACAAGCTTAATTAAAGGAGCCCCTCCCTCTTTTGGATATACACCGATACCTTTCAAAAATTCCGCAGAAGTCATTGAATTACTATTCAGAGTTTCAGGTGTAACGGAATAACCACTGGCATACGCTCCAGCAGAAAATAATGACAGGCTTAATGCTGGCATTAAAGCCAACAATAGCTTGCTTGCCTTTTTCATGATGTGTACCCTTATGTTAAATCATGTTATAAGTATGTTGACATTCGGAACGCAAATGTCTTCAGGGATACTACTCACAATAACAAGGAAAATAAAATATTAAAATCAATGAGTTAAGAAAAATTAATAATTAAAATCACAAGGATGCAATACGCATCAAAAACTTACCCTAAATAACACCAGTATTACTCAGAAAAAACAAAACATTTTCTGTAGTTATTATTTACCATTGATAAATATTACCTCTCTCTGTCAGCCTGCATTGTATAAAACATACACTACAAACGGGTGCCATATCGGCTGAACCTCAGCAACCAGTTGACGGGGACTTTCGTCCCCGTCGCGGTTTTCCTACTGCTTACACTGTAAGAACGCCGCAAACTCCGCTCCCCACAAATTCAGCCGGAACTCACACAGTGAACCGTGCAACATCCAGATGGTGAAGATAACCGTCATGCAAATTGTGACGGTGATGAGCGATTTTTGCGACATAACGCTTGTCTCCTGAATGGAGAGGCGCTAACCTACTACTTGTGAAGGTTGTACGGTCAGGGCCTCGGGTTAACGTTAAAGTTGACTCGGGGCCTTTCCACATCAGGCCTTCAGGTTCACCCTCCAGCCATCAGCCGAAAGGCACCCACGCATACTGTACGGTTTTTGTCTCCTTCCGGCAATCCGTATTACAACTGCCTGTCACGATATCCGGGTAAAACCGGAATCTGTCGATTTCGCCACCATGAGAGTAAAGGCGTCATATCTCCATCGCACCAGTTCTCTCTTTCTCCCTTCCACATCCCCCATATTGCCAGGACCACCTTCAACTCTCATTGTCACTGTAATCCGTGTATCTCCCCCTCCTGCCGCCACATCCCATACTCCTGAAACGGTGTTCCCGAGGTTGGTGCGCGTGTAAACAGGATTGTCGTATCTGTCAAAATAACCAGCCGTTCCCGTATTAGCAACTCTTGGGTCTGCCTTAATGACAACTCTTCCGTTAATCTCTATCGTCAGTGTTCCTGAATAGAAAGTGAAGGGAAGGAGTATCAACTTGCGATCAAACGAAACATCATCAGCAAGAGATACCTCCGCCTTAAAGATGACATAACCCTCTCCATACTTGTGGTTCGTAATATGGAGCGTGCCATCATGAGGTTCGAAGGAATATCCCTTGACGATATCTCCGATGATTCTGTCCGCACTCATTGTTCCCTTAATGATGCAGTTTTCTTCAATCATCACGTTATTCAGCGTGCCGGAATCCGCATCAATATGACCACTTATCTTCGCATTACTGGCCGTCACATCTCCATTCACTGAAACGCTGAAATGTTCCCCGCTTTTTATGCTGCCATCGGACTCAACCTGAAAATTTCCGTTCTGAATAACGGCACTCCGGATAACTGGTGAAGTGATACTTACCCCGGCCTTTACTTCATCCGCCACAACCTTCCGCGACACCAGTGTTTCAATCACCGCGTCATAAATCATCGCTTTCGGGATCACAACCTTGCCACCTGATACCGCAAACGGATAGGCGGTGTTATCCGGGTTGTTCGGGTCAAAGACAAACAACTGCGACGCAGAAATTGCAACCTGACTTACAGGCCTGCCTTCACTGTCTTTTCCGGCGACAATCCCGATCCCCGCAGTGATACCATCAACTCCCGCTTTTTTTGACCACATTGCCAGAAACGCCTCACCGCCTTCTTTATCCAGTTTAGTGATGCGCTTGTCGACCTCATTAAGCGATTCACTGGTTGACGAATCCAGTGTGCTAATGCGGGTTTCAATACCACCAATCGTTCTTGTCGTTTCTTCCCTGAGAGTCCCCACAACTTCGGTTGTCTTAATTGCAGCATCCTTTACAGCCTGCCCCTGCGCGTTTTTTATTTCTTTACGCAGCTCGGACACAACCGGCGACTTTGCAGCCTCATCGCGGATCTGGTCAATGATGGCCTTCACGCCGATCTGTGTTTGTGCCTGAGTGCCTTTTTCAGCATTCCATGGACCTTTCACTCCTGCCGCGTTAACAAAACGTATCCAGTAAAATCCCGACCAGCCAGGGTCAACCGGATCGCCGTAAACCTGCCCCGGCGTCGTGGCAACCAGCACTGCATCAGCAAGGTCATCCTCCGTACCCCGCCAGATTTCAGTCAGTGAATGTCCGCGATAATTAGGCATATCCCATTCAAGAAGAACCGAGCCAAATCCTCCTGTCGCCTTAAAATTCAGCGGTTTTGTGGGAAAATCAACAGTCATTAAAGTACTGTCAATCTCAATACCCGGATTCAGTGCATATGAGGCACCACCCGATGTTCGACGCCGGGCGAGTTTAAGACCAACCAGTTCCTCACGGGTCACAAATGCGTGGCGTCCGTCACCACGCTGCCCGGTGCCAATTTCCATGTTCTCCACAACTGTGGATAAATCCTTCCCCGCACGCCACGGTTTTCTGGTCATACCGGCATCTCCGACATCGATGTACTCAGGGTTATTCGTTCCACCTGCCCGAATCCGGATACCATCACCTGCCAGTTTTGCCCGGTTGCTGCCGGAAGTCTCACCACACTTCCCTTAAACGTACCCGGCGCAAAATGAATCACAGGAACATCATCAGCCATAATGGTGATCCCCACCCGCTCAGGCGCCGGAGATTTCACCCTGATACAGGAAAAAGAGGTTCTTTCAGGTAATGAAAAAATTTTTGAATGCCACCTTATCGTGGAGGGCAGAGAGCTCCCGGCAAGCACTGACATTTTGTCTCCTGTCACCACGCGCATCATATCTTTCGCGAGATCAACCCATGCGCAGTCAAACGGTGTACTGAGATAACGGATATCCATGTTCACCGGACTGAATACAAACACATCCTGCTTACCATCCGGTTTCGTGTAACAGGCAATGTACTCACCACGCCAGGAATAAGCCACAATGGACGCCGGGTTAAACTGACTCTGCCACTGTTCAGGTGAAATAATCTTTTCCGTTGCCAGTGCTGTATTACCGTTTACATCAACAGATACCAGACCGTTTGTCCCAGCATAGAGTACGAATCCCTCCATCGCCACCATACTTCTTCGGCTCAGGCATGCCTGCATGGAAGGAATTCTGGAGCCAGAAATTGTGGAAGGCGATACCCCACTGAACAGATAGGGCTCCCCCTTTGTCGCCACCACCAGTGACGTTCCCAGCGGACAGATAGCCACAATATCTTCTGCCGTCGTGTGACGATTCACTTCCGGCCATGCATACGGCAGATACGCTTCCGAAAACATCACTTCATTACCGGCAAACCCGGCGGCAATACCATTAGCCATCAGGCAAAGGCCTGTCATATTCTCTGGCGGCGGCAGGTAATCCCATGTCGCCAGAGAAGGTCCAAGGTTTTTCCCCGGTATTTTGTCCGTGTAACTGAGCACGGATGCATCCAGTTCAGCCACAAGTAAAAAATCCGCTTCTCCTCCACCTGATGCAGAGCGATAAATCCGGCGGCGTTTAATACTGGCATTCTGCAATGGCACCGGAGACAGCGTCAGCTGTACCGCAGTCCCCGGAGTACGGAGTGTTACCTCCAGAGACGCCGGACCTGGCGGACCTTCTTCACCATAATCTGAGACAAAGGTTTCCGTATAAAACCGGGTTTCGTCATCATTCGGGTTATCGTCAGAAACATCACCGCCCTGCTGAACAGTACAGACAGGTGCTGTCGTCGGCGCGGGGATCCCCAGACGATACGATGATGTCGGGTGATTCCCGTCCCCTTTTGTGGCAATGGTCGCATCCGTCACTTTAGGAAAACGCCCGTCAGTGTAGTAAATACGCCCGTGGGAGTCCTGAGCGACCGGACTGCGGATCACATCCACCACATCCGGCCACGCAAACCAGAAATCATCACGGTAATGAAAAATTGTTTTTGGCTTAATTGTGAATGTTTTCTCAACCCCGGATATCTGACGTTCTGGTGTAATAACACCAAACCGGAAATGGCAGTCCTCCGCCAGTACAGCGGAATGATCGGGCAGCATGGATGTCACAACGCGCGGCATCATCCCACGCATCGTGGTGATATCGATATAAGGCATAGAAATTCCTTTGACTGCTTCAGGATTAAAAATCAGGGGATTTATGGTGGAATTCGCTAAAATCGCGATCGGAATCACTGCAACAGAGTGTTGCTATGATATTCTGGACAAGAAGTAACAACTCACTAATTGTTATCAAACGTCTTTCTTCTGGTCGGGGAGCATGTTGCTCCCCTTTCTTTATTGCATCATTACGGCAGCCACTGCACAGAGCGTCACCACTGCACCCAGCCACACAAAAAGCATGAAACACATCGCTCCTGCTGTGTAGCGCTTCTTTACGTATTTCAGATTTGCCTGTTTCATGACAATTTACCTGATTGCTCTTCAGTACCGGATAACAATACGGCTATGCCAGTCCCACCAGGTGCTTCACACTCCTGTACCTCAGGCCATTTTTACCAAGCCCCAGATACAGAAAGGTGTTCACCGTCTTCGTATTTATCCCCATTTCACGCGCAAGATGACACGGCTTTGACTCACGGTACACATAACCAAACATCACCACCATCTCGGACATCGTCAGAGGACGCGCATACGTGTTCTGCACCCAGTCACCGTTACGGATTTTCCTGTATGTATCCAGACGCCCCGTCATCTCCTCCGCATCCAGCTGAAGATAACGGCGTCCCTGAAACATACAGCGCATCAGCCTGCCAAGCAGCGCATCACAGATAATCACCCATGATTCATTATTCTCCGGTGTGTGCTTCCTGTTCTCCGGCATAAAAAATTCCCGGGCCAGTATGACACTGTACCCCTCAAGCATCTGTTGCAGGCCGTACTCCAGATAACGGTTGCGGGTCGCCAGAATCACCTTCATCGCATCTCCTCACTGTCTCTGAACACATGAAAAAAACGGCAGGCCAAAATCCCGCACCTGCCGTCATGCTTCATGTCACTGTCAGCAATTAAAACTCGAAGTTAACGCCCACGTTGTAAGAAACGTCACCGTCGCTTGCTGCAATACCCGCTTTCGCTGCGGTCTGCTCATTGAAACGGTAGCCCACACCGACAGCAACGGCCTGTTTGTCACTGTAACCACCCAGGGCTGCCGTGGCGTTGAATTTGCCCACACTGTACGGCTGGAACAGACCGGCAAGTGCTGCGCTCTGTGCCGCTGCGCGTTTCATCTCTTCGTGGTTTTCACGAATCTGGCGTTGATGGTCATTCAGACGTGCATTGTGCTCCTGCAGCTGGCGGCTGTTTGACTGAATCGCTTTTCTGTTGGTTGCAATGTCCTGGCTGTTAGTTCTTACAGATTTATCAAGGTCAACCACCGCTTCATTTACGCGTTTGGTTGTCTGCGTGTTACGGGCTGTGGTCAGGGAACCGTCTTCTGCCACACGAACGGTGGTATCCTCAACAACTTCAGCCACAACATCCTTCACGCCATAGCGCTCACCTGTACCGGCGGTCTCATCCAGTGTAATGTTGCCGTCAGCGTCCATTGCAAAAGTGGTGTCTTTATTCAGTTGGTCGATATTGGTAACAATGCGATTGTATTCCTGCAGAACACCAGGACCGTCTTTAGCTGCTGCGACAGCGGCATCTGAGTTACCGCCAGAACGGACAGCGGCAACATAGGCTGGCGCTGTTTCGATAGAAATAGCCTTTGAAACATCCGTTTTTAAGGATACAACAGCATCAATATCAGCCTTGGTTAATGTTCCTGAATTCAACTTATCAAGCTTTAAACTAGGAGAATCAACTGGGAACAAAATTTGTTGCATTGCCATTTGGAGACCAACATGTTGTTGCTCTGGCGGCAATGTTTTAATAAATTCTTCGACTTTTTTAGCATCCTGTTCATTCCATGTCATGACACTACCTAGTGTAGTGTTTATAGCGCCTAAAACTTCCTTATTTGTTTTTGTATCAATAACAGATGCCAATTCATTGTTAGAATCATTTATTCTAATTAAATAATCACTGTCTTTAACTGGGATATCTAAAGCCAGCGCCCCAGAACTCACCAGCATCAGTCCGGCAACAGCAGAAGAAAGAATTGTCTTAGAGAATTTTTTGCTCATCTGGTATACCCTATGAAATGATTTGTATACAAACAGAGCAACGCGTGTCAGAATACATTAAAAATACTGACACTTCGTTGCCTTTCATAAGGGTATTCCGAATAGTTCCGTAAAAATTAATATAAAACTATTAGGATTTTTCTTACTATAGCATGGGCGTTTTCAGCCACATTCTCAGAAACAGCATCCCGGAACGCATTGCGCTGTTACTCCCCGCCAGAATCCATCATTTTGTTATCTCCCGTTACAGTTCTGTTTTTGATATGCGTCACATAACGCCCGGCAACCAACCTGTAAAAATTTTTTATTAATGCATTTTGCTGTTTTTTTATCCCGTTGTGTTATCTGCCTGACTACCCGTAATGCTGATTTGCAGTTCTGAGACAAATTTCATGTTCTGCTGCCGTGCCATACGGTAATATTCTTTTAATGAATGATAACTATAAACAGCATGCTACTCAGATATCAGGGGTGCATCCGCTCCCCTTCTTTTTATTTCCAGTCCACCCTGTATGCCAGTATCTCATCCGCACTGGTCAGCTTTTCCAGCTCCTTCTTCATGGTGCGCTGCCGGACGTGGATTTCCATCCCTTTGGTGAACATCGCCTGCTCTGCCGCTTCACTCAGTGCTATAAGCTCTTCTGCTGTCACCGGCACATCATTGTTTTCCGCATCCGTCCAGAAAAACGCCTCCGGCAGTTTCCCCGCTTTCGCTGCCGCCACCGACGGCTCAAGACGCGTCTGCGTTGACTTCCCGTAGTCCCATTTACGCCCATTGTGCTCAAACGTGTAGTTCGCCGCTTCCATCTCATTACGCCAGGCGTTAATTTCATCGCCCTTCATCCCGCGCGCTTTCTCCGCGGTCAGCAGGTCCGTGATTTTCTCCCCGTCAAAACCCCAGCGCCCCGAGATGTCAGCTTTGCGGTTTTCTTCCGTATCAGCAACCTCTGCCACACTCTGGTTTACCGGCCACAGCATAGAGACATCCTTACTTATGCTGGTGATTATACCGTTACTGTCATAAACCAGCTTCAGCGTGTCTGCCGCGAATAATGACTGGCTTTCGTACCAGTCCCTACCGTCTACTGATTTCAGGTACATCGCACCCGGCACGTCAGATTTTTCAGGGGTGTATAGCTTAAAACTCTTAATAATCATCAACGTCCACTCATTTAAATAAAACTGTGATTTCAGTGCCTCATCTTTTTTCTTTTCACAAAAAAAGCGTTGTGAGATCAAAGAAACCAGACATGTGCATGCACTAATATTCCCTGCGCTGACTTATGTCATGATAATAATAACTGACAGTGTGGTATCATTGTCTGGTCTGTATGTTTACCGGGGAGTAACGCCCTGCTCCCCGGTTTTTTATGCGCAATATAACAAGTATGCAGAGCTGCCAGTTACCTGCGCTGAAAAGAACAACAGCTCACACTTCCCCTATACCGACTGAGCGCCAGCTTCCATCACCAAAAGTCATTTGCAAGGGTCTGTAGTAGATTTCATCTATACGGCTCTTGTCTGGCATGTTTGTTCCCGCAATTCCCGTAAGCACACAGCCATCCATTGAGCGTAGGCTCAAGTTGCTATAGCCACTATATGGACGGTACACCATCTCATTTCCCAGACGAATGCCTTTTACTGTGCTGTTTCCTGCGTCGCCTGCTGGCCCCGGAGGCCCCATCGGTCCCGGTTCACCACGCTCACCTTTCGGCCCGGCAGGGCCCCGTTCACCGGCGGGTCCTCGGGGACCGGCAGGCCCTGCAGGTCCTGCATCACCTTTAGCGCCCGCTGCACCTGCCGGGCCGACAGGACCAGCTACCCCCCGAGGCCCCTGAGGTCCCCGCTCTCCCGCCGGTCCCTGTGGGCCTGTAGGTCCTGGCTCGCCCCTGTCACCTTTAAGTCCCTGTGGACCGGGCTGCCCCTGAGGACCAGCAGGTCCGGGTTTTCCGGTTTCACCTTTCGCTCCCGGTTCGCCTGCCGGACCTCTCTCTCCGGCAGGACCCGGTGGTCCCTGTAATCCCTGTGGCCCTCGCTCACCGGGTTCACCTTTTTCACCGGCAGGGCCAGCAGGTCCGGTATCACCCTTTGGTCCCGGTGGGCCGCCGGGGTCCCCGGGGTCTCCTTTTTCACCTCTGGCTCCGGTTTCACCTCGCGGGCCCGCAGGACCGGCAGGCCCCTGAATACCGCGCTCTCCTTGTGGCCCAACAGGTCCTGTTGCTCCGGCTGGCCCCTGTGCACCCTGTGGCCCCGTCTCACCACGAGGACCAGCAGGCCCCGTTGCCCCCGTCGGGCCTGCCGGTCCCTGTGCGCCCTGTGCTCCACGTTCTCCGGTTTCACCTTTCAGCCCCTGTAATCCCTGTGGTCCACGCTCCCCCTGCTCGCCTTTCTCACCCCGCGGACCTGCCGGGCCGACACTACCCTGAGGACCTCTCTCACCGCGCTCTCCTTTCGGACCCTGAGGACCTCTCTGACCCGGCTCACCTTTTTCACCCCGGGGGCCGGTATCACCTTTGGGCCCCTGGTCGCCCTGAGGTCCCCGCGCATTCTCAGCCATGCGCCGGGCTTCCTCTGCACTGACCGTTGCAGCCTCCGCACGCTCAAGAATGTCTCCGGCTGCCTGCTGAGCCACCCGGGCTGTTTCAGCATGTTGTTTTGCATTTTTCGCGTCTGCTGCCGCTGCCTTTTCAGACTCGCCTGCCCGGGTCGCTGCTTCTGCAGCTTCACTGGCTTTTTGTCCGGCTTCAGCCGCCCTGCTGGTTGCCGTCTTTGCACTGTCAGATGCACTCTTCGCACTGGCTGCTGCACTTTCTTTTGACTGTGTGGCCTGAGTGTTTTTTGTCGCCGTGTCTTCATTCAGGCGACGAATAGTGGCAAGGTCATCAGCCACATTATTCTGTATCTGCCGGAAATCTGTCAGCAGCTCTCCGGGTATGCTCACCTCAACAAGACTGCGGCGTAACAGCATATTGAGCGTCACCGTACTTTCGGTCCCCTCAATACGCACACGTCCGTAGACAGCTGTCTTCCCTTTCACCGTCACCGAAACCGCATACTCCCCCGGATCCATCGTCATTCCGTAATATCCACCTTCACGGGTCACTGCCGACGCACTGGTGCCGCTGAGCGCATCCGGTGAAACTGTCAGCGCCGTCAGGGTAATATTTGCTCCTGATATCGCCTCACCATCAGGAGATTTCAGCGTCCCCGAAACAACAACACTCACACTCCACCTCCGTTAAACACTTTTTTACGGGCAGACAATGCACTGTCTGCCCCCTGTTTGATCCCAAGTTGCTCAACAAAACTCTGATAATGCTGCGCAGCCAGCCCCGATTCTGCACCACCGGCAGCATCCTTACTGAAAGCACGAAACAACATCCAGTCCACCAGTGGGTTAACATAAGCCTCTTCCAGTGGAACTGGCGTATCATCGTCCTGCGTCAGAACATACACTGCCTCCGGTATCCGGCTTACCACTGCATCAATACTTATCTCTTTGTCAGGGACAGGAAACAGCCAGAATACGCGCGGGGACAGGTCGTTGCTGATAAAACATTCAGGAATGCCCTTCATTGTGGGCCACTCAGGATACTGCGCATCCAGCACCTCCCGGGATAATGGTCTGACTGCACTACCGTCACTGAGGCATATCACGTCAAGAAGTTGTATTACACCATCGGGCAAAACCTGACGGGCGCCAGGAACACAACTGATTGTTTCCAGGCTTGCGCCAGCATCCGGTCTCGCCAGAATCACTGCCCTCACAGCATCATTGTAATAATCGCACAATTCCTGCAGGGGCCAGCGAACCATCATCGGGTCAACCAGTTGTGTATTCACACGTCCGATGATTTCTGTAATCGTCGTCATCAGTAAAACCTCTGCCTGCGTACAGGGTTGCGGTATGAAGAGTACGGGCTTGTCGCCAGTGTATGACGATATGCCCGACGGATCCCCTCAGAAAACTGCACAGAAAAATACTGTGCGCGTAACGGATCTGACCATGAAACACCAGTCTGCATGAACAACCGCTCAAGTGCCCCCGCAGCCACTTCTTCAGGCCATGTGAGGAGTTCATCCGGTATCTGGCTGCGTCCGGCTTTCGGAGCGACGGCATAAAGCACGCTCACCTCACCGGGAGAACAGGCAAATCGCAGGGAGCGTCCGGAGCTGATATCCACATCCCGACCGACAAAAAGCTCATGATTATCGTCAGAGATACGGATGATATGAACGCACTCCTCATCATCTTTGTCATACGGAAGCACGATTTCTTTTCCTGCTACTGGTACAACAGTAACCTCCCGACGGCACACCAACGACTGGCGGCTGAATGCCACGGCAGCCATTGACAGAGCATCCGTCATCATAATGTTCAGTGGACCGCTGATATGACGACGGACATACGGTAAAAAATCACTCAGTTCCGCCATGCTGTTCAGTCTCCGCAACACGACGGCGAAATGCCTCACGCACCCGGATACGGAATGCCTCAGCCGTTTCTTTCGGGTCTTTGTGAATATCCAGCTCTTCTGCCTCACACAGCGTCGCCAGCCGTGCTGAGGTGAGCTTACTTAAATCCACCTCCTGCCCGTTAACAGAAACAACAAAACTGTTCTCCGCTTCTGCCCGCGCAGCAAGCACTCTTTCCTGCGCCTGCTGTGCCTGCCGCAACTGCTCATTCTGTTGTTGCTTTTTCAGAACATCATCAAGCTCTTCATGACGAACCCAGACATCCGGAAACCCCAGCAGTTGCCAGGCCATCGCACTGTCAACATGCACCGGCTCAAGACGTGGGAACAATGTGCGGCTTCCGGTAATGGTGTCCTTTTTCACGGTTTTTGGGCCGATATAGACAACGGCAATTTTCTCACTCATATAATTCCCCGGATAAAAAGCCCGCATGACGCGGGCCGGAAGGTTTTAATCAGTATCCCACCACGGTATAACGCAGCAGAACATTCAGGGTGCCGGTTGCAGCGGCAGTCTTAATGGTGACAGTAACCAGCTCCCCGTCACGCTGTGTGGTGTACGGCTCCACTGGCACATATCTGGCAAATTTTGCAGAAACAGCTTCGCTGTTATCGATGAGAACATGCTCACCGGACTTAATGCTGACGGTTGCAGTACCCAGACCACCCGTTGAAACCAGCTGGAGTGAGTTGATACGGATGCCCACTGGCAGTGAGAGAAGATGAATAACACTGTCCGCTTCCGCAGCATTCACCGTAAATACGCCTTCTGCCACCGACTCATTACCGTGCGTACCCGTATAGACCCGTTCACTCAGTGACGGGGCAAGGATAGTCTTTGCCATAATTAATGACTCCTGAAAAAGCCGGGCGAAAACCCGGCATGGGGAAAGGAAAAAATCAGAGCTTCACTGCTGTATCAACGGCAATCACGCCGTGATCCTGCATCTTGCCGCTCTTCTCGGGGAAACGGATTTTTTTCAGACCGTTGATCCAGCTGATTGCTATCTCAGTACGGTTATCCATATCCGTTTTCTTCTCAACCATGTTGAAGTGACCGCCCGCCTTCTGACCGTAAGCATTTGCCAGCGCCTGAGCCCCCAGTAACATGGCGCGGTCAATATTGGTTGCAGCAGCGACCTCTTTCGTGGTTGCCGTCAGGTTATTCTCTGATACCAGAACCTTTGACCCCTGATAGAAACGGATCGGCATACCCGCATACTTACGAACCAGGATATTGCGCCACATTGCACATTCACCTTTGAACAGCGGATGATTAAAACCTTTTGCACGGTTCACGGCACGAACCATCATCTGGTTCCAGTCCTTACCGGACGTCGAGGTGTACCAGTCATTCCACTGACGCGGCGTGACGTACAGGACGTAATATGGATCTTCTCCGTGAAGTTCATCACCGGACAGACGAACCGGCTGTAATGGATGCGCCATTTCGTCAATGAACAGGGAGAGATTGTCCACCAGGCCAATAGAAAAAATATCTGCCGCTTCAATCTGCTCAAAGCTTGTCGCATCACCGCCAAAAAAGTGACGGTCATGTGTCGGAGGCAGTACATCGTTGATCATGATTTTTTTGAATTCAGGGTGCTCCGCTGTCGGCAGAATAGTGTCGTCAGCAACAAAATCACCACGAGCTCCAGCAAGATGCACTATCGCACACTGGTCCTGCAGGTCATTAAAGTACGTCCCCAGAAGCGTTCTGGCAGAGGATGCCAGGTTAAACTTCGTGCGCTGCTGACTCATACGTCCGCCTGCATCCACCAGGTGACGTCCCTGATTGATTTTCAGGGAGAAGTCAGCATGGCTGAGATCCTCACCACGACCTTCAACACGCTCATCTCCCATCGTCGGACGTTTTGAGAGTTTGTGCATGATGCTGAAGGTCACTTCATCACCGGCCTGTTTGTTAAGGTCTGTGATACGGACAACCGGCGCACCTGCGCTGGTCTGCTTCGTGCTTTTCTTGTCCGGCGAAACCGCTTTTGGCGCTTCCTGCTGTTCAGTAAGGATATTAACCATCGAGCGGTTGCGGTTGGCAGCAGTAAAAAGCGCCACCTGATACAGCTTATTCGCCTGGGCTGATGTTACAGTCGTCATTACTTCAGTACTCCTTCAGTAAGTTACCCGAGCTTCTCCAGAAGTGCGTCTATTTCAGCATTCGTCATACCACGCATAATCGCCTCAGCCTCTGAATGAGAAGCACCAAGTAACCGTTCAAAATTATCACCGATTCCGACGGAGGCCGTGGTGCCTAAATCTGACGGGGAAGCAGGTACTGCCTGCTCCTGTTCAGCGGTCTTCACTTTCTCTTCCGCCGTTTTCCGGATATCCGTTTTGTCTGCCTGGTTGTCAGCAGACGACTCACTGACTTCACCGAAAGCAACCTGCGTACGACGGGCCACTTCAGCGAAACGTTCAGTGAGCGTTTTGTCTTTCCATGCGGGGTCATTCTGGAGCTTCCCGTCGATGGATACAGCAACCGAGAAGCGATCCGGATCGGACTCCTGCCACGTTTTCAGCACCGGCACGGCATTCATCGCATCAAGAACCGGTGATAAATCCTCACCACCATTACCTTCTGCCTGCTGTGTTGATTGCTGAACACGGGACTGGAGATAGTTATTTTTACGGATGAGCGAAGCCACCGCGTCACCAATTTCCGGATACATCTCCCTGATACGGGCAATCTGCTCATCAGAAATTTTTTCGTTTTCCGGTAACGGTGTGGGCTTCATACCGGCCTGGTGGATCTGAGACGTCAGTAGTTCCACCCTGCGTTTTTCTTCAGCTATCTGCCCACGAAGAAGTGCGGCTTCCTGTTCGGCCCGTTGCTTACCGGAACGTTCAGCCTCAAGGACTTCATAGGGAATGACGTGTTTACCGTCGCGGGTGAGCACCCCCTTCGCTTCCGGCTCCTTCACGTCCTGCGTCTGCTCCACACTGGCATCCGGCGTCGGTGCCACATTGTTATCGCCCGTCTGAGTCTGTGCTTCCTCATCCGCATGTTTTTCCGTGGTATCTTCCGTCACGACGTCCTGTGCGTGACTGTCAATATCCACATCCCCAAGTCCTTCCAGCATTTTTTCCAGTTGTTCCGGGGTTTCTTCACCCGTAAATTCAAAATCCATAAATAACTCCGCATGGTCTGTTTATCGGACAGATCCGAATGGTTGAGTAAATAAGGCTTATCGCTGCCCCCGCGAATAAGCGCACCGCTCCCGGAACGCTTACCTCCGGAAACAAAAAACCCCGTACGATGACGGGGTTCAGTTGAAGCCAGAGTTTTCAGAGCGACATTTCATTCATCCGCTGTTGTAACGTATACAGCATCTGTTGCTGAAGAACGTCCTGCTCCTGTTCCATATTCTGTACGCCGGTAATGATTTCTGCCGTATGTGCCTGGTTAAGCGCATCCACATAACGCTGCCCCTGTGTCAGGGCGACTTCCCGCTGTGCACTGGCATTATCCCGTTGTGCAGCTGCATGTGCCCTGGCGGCGTCAGCTTCCAGTTTTGCCACTCTGCCAGCCATCTCGCGCATCTGGAGTTCTGCCTGTTGTTGCTGAAGTGCCTGTTGTTGTGCCGCTACTTCCTGTTCTTCCGGCGTCATTTCATCCGGTGATTTTGGCGTCCCCAGCGCAGCACGAATACGCTCAACAAACTCCTGTTTCTGCGGCACATCCAGAAGATTAACCCACAGGTCGAGCACAACAGCCTGCACCTGAGGCGGCAGCCCCTGAATAACCTCTGACATTCTCTGTGCAAGCTGTGCCTTAAACGCCGGTGTCTGCTGAACAGGCGCCAGCGCAATATGTGTATTTAACCTTGAAATATCATTGGTCAGTTCACCATTATCACCTTCAGCATTGAGGACAATGGTCTGGCGACGCTGGCGATCATCGCGATTAATCACCACTGCATGATTACGGCGTTTTTTCAGGTCATCGAGAAGATAAGCCAGCAACAGTCTTCCCACCTGCTGGCAGGCAAACTGGTAGTTATCGTTGATTTCCGCAAGGGTTGTGGCCCCCTGCTCCACCAGGTTACTGATAGCCACGCCTGACGTCGCACCTGAATCCTGCCCGAGAAATGCGGAATACACTCCCATGGTATCCTGGATAAGTTTTTCCGATTCCTGCATGACCTGAAACTGCTGGCTGGCAACCTGAAAATCCTGCTCAACCCGAAAAACATCTGCGACACTTTTCTGATTTTTTCGGGCCGGATTCAGTTTAATAATGCCATCCGGACGTTCGATCTGCTCCATCAGGTCGCTGTCTGACAACTGGGTGGCATCCTCGTCCATAATCACGCGTTTGGCCTGAAGCAGCCAGGTCAGCTTGATACGACGAAAATTCACCTCATCCTGTGCCGGAATGGCGCGGGAAATTAACCCGTATGGCTCCCCGGTTTTATCCTTTCGGTATCCCCAGAAAGGAACCAGCGGAAACATCCCCTGCGGTGCACTACAGGGGCGATCCACAATAAAGTGTGGGCCCACAAACCAGGCTTCACGAATACGACTTACCCGCCCGACTTTCACCTGAACCCGCCCGGATGCCACAGCCACCGCCTGCATCAGATTATTTTTATCAAAAGCCACCACCCGTCCATTACTGAGTTCAATCACCGGAAGACGCTCGAATGTACGGTAATAAACCACCTGAAGCAGCACACGACGGCGTTCACGCTGAAGCCATTCATTCTCCCTGCGATCCCATGACTGATACTCTTCCCATGCACTCATCAACGGACTGGGCTGGCCTTCAGTAATCGTGGTATCGACAAAACCACGCCAGTCATCAATAGCATAATCGATAACCTGAGCCATTCCCGGGAACGTGGCTTTTGCCTCATCGGTATCCATCCAGCGGCGACGCATCAGCCACCGGCAGTCACTCAGGTCGGATTCCCGGCTGAGCCAGTCCCAGAAAACCTCATTTCTGCTGACTGTGGATACCCTGAATTCAGGTCCGAACGGATCGCTGTTGCGCCTGACCTCCACCCAACTGAGCCCCGCCTTGATTTGTTCCGCATAGGCATCGGAGCGGGCCTTATTCATGTTGCCAAGACGGCACGCATCAGCAAACTCCGCATTAATGGCCTCTGCCAGTTTCTCTGTTTCATCGTTCGGATCGTCTGACATCACTATCAGGTCCGTTCTTGTTTTTGCCTCCATTCCCAGTACACCATCTACCGTGGGGGCAATGAGGTTATGGATGGTCATGGGCTGACCGCGATCTTTCAGTACCTGGATAACTTCCGGTGCCAGCTGGTCGCCATCATAATACGCACAGGCCTTGTTTGCGGCATCACGCCAGAGAGGCTGACTGTCAATATCAGAACAGAGAGACAGTAACTGACGCTGAGAAAAACGCGGCGTGGATCCATGATCGTTTTTCATCGCTGTGGTGTTAATTTCATTTTTCATCAGTGTGCCATCCAGTGTGTGGTTCTGCGTTTATCCGTTTTCTGTTTTACCCTCACCGGCATTCTGGCGCGCATCTCCTGGGCAATCATGTAGCTCATGAGCTGATCATCAAAGCAGCCTTCCTGTGCATTCATGGAGCCTTTCGCGTCATAAACGTAGGTGTTCATTTCCGATAATGTGCCTGACCAGCGGATCCCTGATATTCCATTATTCAGGAGCGTTTTCATTCCTTCGGTCAGAACAGGTTTGCTCTGACGGGTTGTCAGCCAGCCAAGGCGGGGCGTATCGTCGTCATATGCCTGGTCAAGATGCTGTTCGTTGTAGATATAACGTGTCGGATAGAGTTCCCGGAGTTTCAGGATAACTGCATGTCCGTGATTATTACGCTCCGGCCCCACAAACGCGTTGTTATACATACGACAGACCTGCGAAATGAGATGAGCAAAAAGTTCAGCATCGAGATGCCCGAACCAGTGAGCCACCTGCTCGCCATTACTGCGTTTGACAACATCCAGCGATGAGCGGTCTCCGTGCTCCAGCCCTTCGGCAGTATCTGCCCCACAAACATACTCTTCATCCGGATCCGGCAGTTCCCATACCAGCAGATAATTCATCAGCGTCCGCTGCAACTCGTTTTTATTTCCTTCACGCAGAGACTGAGCTTTAGTCTTCGCTCCTGTAACAGGTTCAATGTCATAAACAATCATCGGTGGCGAACAGAATGATTCTGCCTGCAATGTACTTTCGGCACTGAACACACGTCGTCCGGACGTCAGAAACGCCTCCTGTGGCGTTGAGGGAAACTCCTGCTTCATTTCCTCACGCTGTTCAGTTTCCTTACTGATGTACCACTGCTTCTGCTCATCGGTAAGCGTGATGTTCATTGCCTTCTCAACCGCAGAAAAATACGTCATTTTTTCCCGTGACAGCTTCAGCCCGCTTTCAGGCACTCTGGCGCTGTATTTAGGATCCTGCCACCATGCGTAAAAATGGAATTTATAATCCTGTGCCGTCAGCAATAAGCCTGATGCAGTGCTCTCCTGTGCACGGTTACTCATCTCGTAAAAATCACCACCCACGCCTTCAGCCGTGGATTCATCAAAAATAATGCATTCATCAGAGACGGCATTAAGCGTACCGGTTCGCAGCTCTTTCGCCTTAGCCGGATATTTCGCGCAAATTTTGCCGTGCTCTGAGATATGCAGGCGCTGCACCGTACCTGAGCGAAATGAGGTTGCCACCTGAATACTCGAGCCGTGACCAAACAGGATATAGCCACCGCTGGCACCGCTACGACGTTCAACGATGGTGAATGAGGCTCTCAGCCAGTCAGGGAGATGATCAAACGGTACAGCAATTTTTGTGCGGAAAATTTCACTGGCAGCCTGTTTATCCTGAGCGACGATCCCGCATTTGAGATGCGGAATGAATAATGCCTGGTCGAGAAGATAAATATCAATGGCTGTGGAAAATCCCAGCTGGCGCGCTTTCAGGATAATGTTTTTATTATGCATGTTACGAAACAACTGACGTTGCGCCGGTCGCATTCTGAAGGTGACCAGTTCACCTTTTTCGTTCTGTATTTTGTAGAGATGATTGAGGCGCCACCAGGGATTGCTCAGTTTTGTCATAATGAACAGACGTTGTTCGGTCTCAGTCATTTCTGCAGGTTCATCACATCGCGTTTTATTCTTCCGGAATGTCATCCAGTCTCCCCGAATTACTCATTTCATGCAGCGATGACACGATGTCACTGACTGGCGTAATAACACCCCGGCGCTGGCTGGTCAGAATATCGGTTTCCGCTCTGAGTTTATCTCTGGCGGCGTTGATTCTTTCCCGGTCAGCACGAAGTTTTGGTGCTGTCTCAGCCAGGACGTCCAGCGTCAGCAATGAGCGTTCAATTGACTCGATACGGGCAATATTCCGGTCAAGGGCCTGTTCAGCTTTGAGTATTTTGTCGTAAAGAGCAACGCGGGTTTCCACGTCAGTTGCCTCTTCCAGGTCGGCGAACATCCCTTTAAGTGCCTTAGTTACTGAAAGTGCGCGGGCCCGGGTGAACACCAGTTCATCGAACAGCACCATGTCGGACGCATCATCCATGAGGTTATCTGCCTCAAGATACTTCGCATATCCACGGTGTCTTACGGCGTGGGTGTTACGGTCGCTAAACCGGGCAACGGGGTGAGGATTGCCCGATCTGCTGTTGCGTTTCGTTTCTGCCGAATTTGCGCAGTTTTTTTCAGAGTTTTTGGCGCATTTTTCATCGCCGGAACCCGCGTCATTGCAGGGTTCTTCATCTGAGATGTCATGATCGATTTCATGATCGGTTTTATGATCAATTTCATGATCGATTTTGCCCATTTTTATACGGGTTCTGGCGGTGTTGTAATTAATCTTTTTCTTCCGGCACCAGTCCAGTAATGTTATTCCCGTTTCGGCATGTTCGCGTCGGAATGCCTGCTCCAGCTTTTTCCAGTCCAGCTTTGCCATGTCACTTTCTGACGTCCTCTGTTAAAAACTGACGCATAATGACCGCTGTGATTTTTCAGAATTCACACAGCAGCGCCTTATTTGACCAATATTTGTTCAAAGCAGTTGTTTTATCCGGTTTCTTCCACCACCGCACCGGACGGGCAGCTTCGCGGGGAATCGCTCACATCTCGTGACAAATGAGAAAACCCGGTGTGCATCGTTTTTGATTATTCCCGCACACTCACGCAGATAAGGTGGCTGCAGTCTCTGTTAATGAGGGAATACAGCGACGATACGGCGCATCAGCAAAACTTATTTCAGGCACTGAGTGCGGATATAGTCCTGTGCCCCTTCCAGCTGCTTCTGCATTGTCATCAACCGTTCTCTGAGGATGAAATAATCCCGTTCAGCGGTGTCTGCCAGTCGGGGCCTGGTTGCATTATCCACGCCGGAGGTGCCGGTGGCTTCACGCACGGTACCGGAGCAGGTGGTGTTGATCCGCAGGCGCTTACGACCAGCGGCAACATCAGCACGCAGAGTTTCATTTTCAGCTCTCGCATCGGCTAATTCCCTCGAGTATCTGGCATCAAGTGCAGCGACATCACGCTGGCGTATCTGCATATCAGTAATTGTCGCGTTCGCCAGCTCCAGCTCACTGGCTTTTTTATCGCGCTGCTCTTTGTAGATGATGGCGTGAACACGGTAATGATTCAGCCCCAGACTAAGCGCACCACAGGCCACCAGCAGGACAATGATGACCACGCACAGAACACGGTTCATATCACCACCAACGGATTGCCCAGACCAGAACAGCAATGGCCACAATACGAATGGCAAAAGCTGCCGCTCTTGTTAAATCCAGACTGGCTCTCCACTTCAATGCCTTTCATAATGGACAACCTCAGAAAGAATCTTTTATACTTCCTCACAGGGAAAGTACCTCCCTACCCATAATTTCTCCCTTGCCTTATTCAAGGTCAGAAAACACCAAACCCCGCTTGCTGCCAACAACCGGGGTTTTTACTTTTATTCACTTAGGTTTTGCCAGTTCGCAGGATTTCGTGTTATCCGCCCGCGTTGGCCAATGTCATTTTTCAGCAAAATATTCTGCTTATCTGTCAATTCCCCAGCACGCCAGCGCACTTTCCTGATCTCGCCGGGATACCTGACCGTAGCAATTATTTGAGCGGATACGGCAGTCTCTGCCACCGTCCTTAATCCACCAGCGAATCGCTTCGCAGGCACCTTTTCGATCACCTGCATTAATTCGTTTATAAAACGTCGACGGGAAACACTTACCGGGGCCAATGTTATACGGACAGAATGACGCTATCCCCGCTTTCTGGGGGTCGGTCAGCGGCACTCTGATGTTTTTCTCCACCCATGCCAGCGCCTTATCACGTTCAATGGCGTTAACATGGTCGCATTTTTCCTTCGACAGCTTCATGCCAGGAATCACAGGCTTACCATCCACCCGGGTGGCTCCACGGCAGATGGTCCAGATACCCGCACCATCACGGTATGCCGTGGTGTGGTTACCTTCCTTTTCATCCAGAAACTGGTCGAGGATTTCAGGCGCAGAAGCACCTGCGGCAATCAGCGCCAGAACGGCAGCCGATAAACCATAGCGGAGTTTCCTGCTCATCAGCTTACTCTCCCCGTGCCGCCTTACGCCTGTCCTCTCTGATTTTGAAATACAGGTTCGTCAGGTACGTCAGCAGACCAAACAGCAGACTCCCCAGCACGCCTATTGCCGCCCACTGAGACGGGGAAACCCTGTCCAGCAACTGCAGGAACCAGTAGCCCGTTCCCACCGCTGACGTGGTGTATGACACACCTGTTGTGATTTTTTCCATCTGGTTCATACCCCGCCTCCCGCAATCCGGAAGCTCACAACAATAAAAAAGACCACCGGCACACACCGATGGTCCCTGACGCATGCTTACATCATCATGTCGCTGTCCGGTGTGGGGTCACCGCTATCTGAAGCACTCCCCTCACCCGCGATGCCTTCCGGCTCCGGAGCTGCCGGTGCGCCCAGCAGTTCATCCAGAATGGCATCCACTTCTGCATCAAGACGCGCTTCCAGGTTATGGCGAAGTTTCTGTTTCAGTGCGCTCCGGACTTCTTCAGAGCGCAGGACTTCCTTCACTGCCTCTGCAGTGACCAGGGATGTAATTTCTGACATGGGATTTTCTCGTCGAAAGGTGTGATTAAGAAAGTTGCCGCTAAATGAGCGGCTCTTCGGGTTTGCTTCCGGCTGACTGACCGGCGCTGATTTTCTCAGCGGCCCTTTTGTCAATCTGCCTGCGCCAGCAATCGCGCACTGCCCTGTACCCACCCGAAAGGAGATACAGCACACAGACCACCGTACAGAAGTACAGCATTAACTGGTTCAGAAATGTCATAATTTCTTTCCGTTATTGTTGACAATAAGAACTGTTTTCATTAAAAACCAGAGTACGAAAGTATCGTTCCTTTATTTTTTCTCCATAGGTATCACCACCGCCAGCGTCCATTCCTGTCGCTGGCGGTTTTTTTTATCATGCCGCAGTGTCTGTGCTGTTCACTTCCACCGCAATGTTGTCTATCAGTACCGGGTAAGTCGCATTCCTGGTAATGTCTGTCACATGCAGTTTATCCGCCGCAAATGCACTGACCGGTGACTGCGTCAGCGTGAACGGTGTGCCATCCTGACCATCAATAACCGGCGTCACCTGAAGGCTGTTATTCCCGGCAAAGCGGAAAGCCAGCGTATGCCATTCGTTATCAAATGCGCCAAAGGTTCCCAGTTTCAGGTTGTTTGTCGCCACTTTCGCATTGTGGTACATCACATTCAGGTCTTTTGCATCTGTCTGGATGTAGAACGCTGCCAGCAGGTTATTCCCCCCGTCTCCGGTCAGGGCAACGCCCTGTGGCAGTGAAGAGACCGGCCAGTAAAACGCCATAACATACTGGTTCGCAGCCAGCGCTCCCGAAACCTTAAAGCGGCAGCGAATCTGCCCCCCTTTCTGTAACAGAGCCGCACCGTTGCCCGCGGCGTACTCCAGCACCCAGCTGCTTTTACCGGCCTCCTTGGTCAGCTTCACTGCCTTACCTCCGGTTCCCTCCGCATCGCTGACCACTTCTGCCCTGCCGCCACTGGCTGACCATCCCTGTACTTTCAGGCTTCCCTCTGACTCGCTGGCAAGGTAAGAGAGCAGTGTTGTGACGCCTGTGGCTTCTGCACCGGAAGGCGATGACGGGCGCACCTCTGATACTGTCGATGATGCCCCCGCGTTTAGCGCCACTCTTCCCGCATGGCGCAAAATCGCCGTTGCCAGACGGTCGGAAATAATCCCGCGGCGAGCCCATGAACTGAAATGGCTCGCCCTGTCCTGTGACGTCCAGGTGGCTGAGCTGTCACGCCATTTCGAACCGTAATATCCGATACCCGGAATGTCCGGGTCTTCTTCCGGTTTGTTCGTCGGCACATTCACCCCGTTCTCATCCGTCATGAACGGTACGAAATGGATATTCTTTTCCGTTTTGTTTTTATAGCTGCCATACACCGTCTGGTACGTGGATTCGTTCTTCTGCTTCCAGAAATACGTCGTGTCCCCGCATATCCAGGGAACACCGCCAGCAGAGCCACCGACGCACTGGCCTGCCATATCCGCCAAGTCTGCACGGAATTTATCAACCAGCGCACCAAACTGTGCGGCATGATTTACCGGCGTACCGCCAAAATCAAATTCCCCCTGCATCCACACCACGGCAAACAGCACATTTTTCGGGTTCTTCTTCAGTGCTGCTTTTGTTCGACCGATAAGGTCCTTATACAGCGGCTTGTCCACACCCCAGCGGGTTGAATTCTCCGAAGCACCACTCGCGTCACTGTATGTGCCATCAGCTCCGGTGGTGAACGCTGAACCACCACGACAGCACGGAACCAGCAGAATGCCCGCATTCGCCGGTATAAACGGCAGCAGTTTTTTGGCGATATGCAGCCCCTGCCCCACGGTACCGTACTGCCCCTTTGACAGGTCCGCTTTCGGATGGTTAAGGCGGCTCATGTCCTGCACATCATGCAGACAATGGTCCGCCGGAATGATGTCGTTATATTTGCATACTGCACCGCCCGGTGTCACCGTACTGCGACGCGCTAACTGTTTAATACGTGGATCAGGGCTGTCGAATGTATCCGGCAATGGCAGTCCCTCACCGTATGACATACCATTGGACTGACCAGCAAGCGCGATCACATAGTAATATTCTGGCGCAACAGAAGGCGCTGAGGTCGTCGGACGGTTGCCTGGCTCCTCTGGTGATGAGATGCTCCCCTCACTCACAACTGGCTGGATGAACTCCGCACCATAACCAGCTGTCGAAATCAGCGCACTACCATAAGGCTGCCACCCTTCCTTCAGTTTTTGAGTTATTCGTTTCGCAAGGTCTGACGGCGACGCCGCCCTGACAACATCATAGTGTTTAAATGCCATGAATCCTCCCGGCCGGGATAATATTGTGAGTAAAATAAGGAGCGGGCTGAAGTCCGGAAGTTACAGGACAATGGCAGAAGGGAGACTACAGCCCGCAATTCGAAAAAGGTTGCGCAGAGTGATTACTATAGGGTATTATTCGCCAGCTGAAATATTACTTCACGTTTCATTGTTTATTCCTTGCCGCCCGCGTCTCCCAGCGCGGGCTTTTTTGTCCATAAGAAAGCCCCTCCGGAGAGGGGCTGGAGAGTGGCGCTATGTGCCATTGCATGGTGCCGGGTGCCTCCCGGTGAGTTCAGCCCGGTGCCACTAAACCCTCGTCATTCTCGTTTTGATAATCAGAGATTATACCGTCACCAGTCGCCCCTCCGCTCAGGGGGATTCACCATGCAGTTTTTTTCTAACAAATTCTCATCCGGGCAGACAACATTCAACTGACTTAATTGTGAGGTATGTAACATTCCTGTTGAACGGATACAAAAAAAGCCAGCCACTGGGGGAGGCTGGCAAACTCGTAGAGCAAAATGCTGTTACGCAAACTTCGTTACAGGGTTATCCTGCAATACTTAAAATATACAATATTTAGAAAACTAATAGTGCCATATGCGATTTTTAAGATTTTGTTATTAATTGCTGTCGCACCTTTCTAAGGGGGGCAGGGTAACCCACAGAATTCCGGATACAAAAAACCCGCGCATCGGCGGGTTAAGCAGCGTGGCAATGTAACCATTCTTATCATGATATGAGGATTTTTACGATTGTAAAATGTTTTTTAACTGACACCAGAATCATCATAACCGCGACTTGTTATAGCTTGCCTGTATGCGTTCATTTTGCGTTCTGCGTACTGGACAACATCTTTAATGACAAGCTTATGAACAACTGAAATAAGGTCATTTATATAACAAAAGTCAGGTGACTTATTTTTCACTGGCAACCAAATAACATCGTTCTTAATTTTTCTATTACTAACACTATCCCCCCATGAATATTTATGTGAAATAGACCTATAAATACATGAAATAATGCCCAAATAAGCAAACTTTGTCCTTCCATCCTCATTGTTAACATAGAGTCGCAAATTATGACTGTCGTTTGAAAAAAAGTCTCGCTCCTGATAAGTTACAACGAATGTCTTACCACCAATAAAAATACAGTTCCCTTTTTCCAAGAGTGAGTCATCATAGGCGATATAAGAACTAACAGAGTTATTATCACGGCTAGCACAAAGATAAGGAACATCCCCACTATTTTCTATGATGTCTCTAGACAATATGTTTCCTGTATTGCACACTGAGAATAACTCAGTAACAGGAAAGCCTGAAAATTCAATATTTTTAAAATGTTCCAGGATAAGATAATCTTTTTCCGTTAGTTGGTAATCACTCAGCCCAGCAGCTATCAGGTATGCTTCCAGCTCTTCTATATGGGCCGCTTCCAGCTCTTCTATATAATTATCCATAAAAAACCAGTCAATTTCATTATTTTTCACTGGTAATGAGATGAAATATTCTCCATCTCTGAGTTTGGAACTCGATAACTGTTGACCATAATTAAAACGCCCCTTTAAAGCTTTATTAATCATACTGGCAACATACAGTCCGCGCTTTGCATTAAAGTCGGACTTACTTGATTTTAATGTAAGAACATGCACCTTCATTTCTACGCTGGCACAATAAGGATGATAAAAAGCATCTCCAAAAAAATTAACGCTTATAAAATTTTCATAATGCCTTGCATCATCCATAAACTCGGTATCAAACTCTCCGATGATACCGTTTTGATCGCTCTTTGCTGAAACACGTTTGATTTTGCCTGGTTTTAATCTTCCTGAGGAGATAAGCGAGCCTGTGCTCACATAGAACAAATCGCCAATCCTGAACTCTCCCCACTCAACGCTTCTTAATTTATCGCTGAGCGGGGAATTTACTTTCCCGCAAAATTGTTTTCACCTTGTTTTTTCAGTAATTGCGAGACCTCCCATGCAAGGTAATCACCTACCGTCTTTTTGAAATCCTCCAGCGTTGGCCTAGCATCTACTGGCCTGGTCTGATTCCAGTCCTCACCACTATCAGGATCGATTGTTCCCTCAAAATATTCATCCTCCGTAAAGATATTAAGGCAACCTTTCCCGAAGTGAACCAGATCCACAACCTCCTGATAACGCTCTTTTGCACGATCGGCATCAACAAGATTGTTTCTTGCCTTTTTGCGATTAGAGCGAGCGTAGCCGTCATTGGAAAAGTCGATAAACTTAACAGCCTGTTTCGCGTTATGCGGAATTTTTACCTGAAAAACGTAAATGTACGTCTGAACACTTGATTTACCAATAAACAGATCCGCAGGCATTTTGATGCTTGCCAGCAAGGTATTTTCCTTGAGTATTTTTTTGTTGTACTCCGTAGCCTTTCCTGTGCCAGCTGAACTCTGGATAATCACTGCAGCATAGCCTTTATCCATCATCGACAGCGCCTTCTGCACGAAAATCATGCCGTTACCTTTAGCTGAATACGGAGGATTGAGAATAAATGCGTCCGCAGGGAATTTTTCTCCTGTTTTCCCAAATCCATACTTGCCGTCAAAATCGGCCAGCGAGTCTTTATTGAGGATATTCGAGCTACCATCCCCCATCAAAATCATATTCAGGATGGCCAGCATATAAATACTGGATAACACCTCAAGGCCAAGAAGCTGTTCAGCCTTGATTTGCGCTTCCTTAAGTTGTAGTTCGTTCGGTGAGTGAATATTTTCTCTGGCGTCAATGAGCATTTCATTCATTGCAGCCACAAGCAATCCCGCAGAACCTGTAGCAAAATCCCACACATAGGAATCTTTGTTTACTCTGGCGAGTCGTGCCAGCAATGTGGCAACATAAGGTGGTGTCAGAACGACGTCATTGAGCTTGTCCTGCGTAAATCCAAGCCAGCGATACATCTCATTAAACAGTTTGCCCGTAAAATCGGTGGTCAGTCCAATTTTGTAATACTCCCCAAGATCATCAACAACTTTAACAAACACGCGCTTTAACTGGCTTTCACCGTTGACTGGTTTGTTAATGTTTTCAGTCCACAGCGTATTTTGCAACGAGCGCAAAATCATTTCTCTTTTTGTTTCAGGAACAGCTTTCAGCCTTAAAAAATTCCTTATTTTCCTGAAAATAATATCACCATCACGCAAGTCCTCCTCCGTTGAAGAGGTCAGTTCTTTTTTATCCAGCGGTGCTAACTTTCCCGGAATCCCCAACGTTGCAATAACGGTAGCCACAACAAGGTAAACACGATCGCTTTCACCAAGCCCCTTTTCATTCTGGTAAATATCGTTATTCAGACGGGAAAGTCGCGTGTCTATCTCTTCCTCTTTGCTGGCCTTGATTTTTTCCAGTTCTTCGGGAGGAAGATTAAGCAGCTTTATCTTGTTGAGAAATCCATCAACATTTTTGTCAGCAAGGAACGATAAGTCGGTGAATTCACCAACCTTCTGTCCGGCTCCTAAATTATTCTTTGATACGTACCACACGCCGATTTCATGATGCAGTTCGCCTGTACCATCATCGCGCCAGCCGGTCATACCAATAGCAATAATATCAGGGTAATTGGTGAACTGAAGAAGTGCGTTGGCATAATGGACTGCGCCATTCACCGCGTATCCATTAATATTTTTAAAATTCCATTCTTTTCTGGCATCTTTGTTCTCAATAATACCGTTGCTGCCAAGTCTGATAAGCCTGTCCTTGTAGCCTTTATACTCGATGAGAACGGGATACTGCTTGCCGTATTTGTCCTTAACAAGGAGTTTTACGTCGGGACGATTACCGCCTGCGCCGCCATTTTTCGAAAAATAAGCGTCCAGTGCGTTATCGATCTCTCCGTTAAGTGATGCATTCTGCAACTTGTAATCAAGCCTGTAAGATTTAAGCCATGAGTTCGCCAGTTCGGTAATTTCCGGCTCAACAGATTTTACAGACTTTCTTGATTTACTGCTGGTCGCTGGTCGCTGGTCGCTGGTCGCTGGTCGCTGGTCGCTGGTCGCTGGTCGCTGGTCTGGCAGCATAAAATCATCCTTTTATGAAAATCAACGTTTTTTGAGCACTCGCACACAAAAAATTACCGCATGGGTTGCAACGACAACCTGCATTTTGCGGAGCATATGACAAATAAAGTACGGGTGCGTTGAGGATGCCTGACACATCAGAGGTGGCGGGAGATTACTCCCCCGCCAGGTCTCTTACTTCTCAAATTCGTAGTCTACGAAGACAGCGACCTCCGTCTGGCCGGTTCTGATCCGTACCTCACAGAGGTCTTTCCTCGTTACCAGTGCCGTCACAATGACGGTTAAACAGATGACGATCAGGGCGATTAACATCGCCTTTTGCTGCTTCATAGCCTGCTTCTCCTTGCCTTCCGGCACGTAAGAGGCTAACCTGCATGTGTTCAGCATGAAATTGGCCTCAGATTAATGTTAAGCGTCTTGCAGGACGCGTAATGTTAACTGGGGCTTTTCTCCGTCTGCCTTACGGCGGCGTGCCCGAGGCAGACACCCTCAAGCACCCGCAGTCATTCTACAGTAAAACCCCGCGCTTTCAATTTCCCGTACGTCCGGAAAACTGACTGGCCTGTGCCCCTGATCGTTCACGCTCAACGTATCCGTCCATTTCCAGTTTTATTCCCTGAATAATCAACATCCCCTCAATAACACCTTCTGCTTTTTGCAGTACCCGCCCGGCCCAGCAATCTGAGCGCTCATGCTTACGGCCCAGTCCCATAAGCGTCATCCCGAACACATAATAATCATACAGAAAATCATGCAAATCGCTGTTGTTGACGTTCAGTTGCGCCATGCAATTGCTGATAATCAGCGCATCATCATCGGTACACTGAGGCCGTGATTTAACCTTTGATGGGATCACGCCCTTAAATCCGGCAGCGACGCCGGACCATGCCACACTCTCATGATTATTTACCACCCATGCACCCCATCGGGACAGAACCTGTTGGATATCACGCATTATTCTGTACTCCGCTGTAACCATACTTTTTCTGATTTGAATGCTCAGGGGGAAAATGTCTACTGGATATCTCCGGCTTCATTGCTCACACTCCCCAACCAGATTGAGAATGACCGCTGAACCATTGTCTTCCATGTACTCATCTTTTCCGCTTGCCAGAAACCAGCGACACACTTCAACCGCTTCATCACGCGTCACAGGCTTTATTTTTCCCAGCAAATTTTCGAGCCAGAACTGCCGATCATATACTGACTCATGATGTTCACCTGTGAAACCGTATTTGTCCCCTGTTTCTCTCCCCGCTGTCTGGCGCATCTCATAAAGCCAGTCCCAGTAAATAAACTCACGAACAACGTCTGACAATGTATGAGGCTCTGGCAGTACATCACGATAGCCATCAACATATGCACGACGCTGATCATCAATTTCATTTGAGCGAACACCGTCAATACTTCCGGCTTTTTTCTCTGCCGCAGTCCAGCCCCAGTAGTAATCGTCGATAAATTTCGGGGAGGTGCGAATTATCCGCTCAGCCTCCACATCGTCGAGTGCTGCCTCATAGCTGCCAAATGTGGCCCTGACTGATGCGGCTTTTTTGATATTCTCACGGGCATTCCTGATCGCCTGCGCCGGGTTATCCATGCCTATGGTTGCGAAAGCAATCTGGAAAGGATCAACATTAATCTCCTGCAAATAACGTCCATACCGTTCACTCGCTTCTTCCGGCGTTATTTTGAGTTTCTCCAGTGCTGCTTCGGCTGCGTCCAGATGTACGGCCTCGTTCAGGTGAATAACCTCCAGAATCCAGAGATAAGCATCAGTCTGTTTATGTCCGGTGATCCTCCTTTGTTCTGGCAGAGGTTTGATATTTGCCGGAACGGCGCTGTACGCTGCCGTCGGGATAGTGAATAAAGCTTTATGTACCTGATTGTCCGTACGCATCACGCAACCGCCTTTTTTCTGTAAAAAACCAGTTCCCGAACCTGATCGCCGTTCATGAGCATATTGTTGAAATCATCATGATCAGGCCACCGGACACTTACCCGCTGAATGTCATTTCGGGCCTGGAGATTTGCATGTGCGCATTCACAGGCCGCAGCCATTCCGGTAGCACTGTATTCATCGCGATCGGCAAAAATAATCAGATGGGTGACTCCCGCCGGTACGCGGAACTTTTTCATAAAACCACTGTTAATGGTTGCCCAGGTATTTACTTTGTAAATCTGATGTGCGGACAACGCGGTTTCGATACCTTCAGCTATACCCAGTGTACTGGCTACCGGAAACATCCTGATAGCAACTGAACGGGCATGGTCCAGATAGTTATCGTCCTGTAAAGATTTGAGCCTTCTGGCGCTGATACCAATGTCTGCTTTTTTAGCTCCATCAAGCAATGTCTGATGCAGGTAACACAGTTCTCCCTTGTCATCGGTCGCCAGGGCATAAAGAGACTGGAACATGCGCCCGTTATAATTTTGCTGGCTGTTGAAGCGAACTCCCTCAACCGGAAGACTGAATATGCCACGGGAACGAAGATATTCAGCACCAGATGTTCCCTGTAGCGCCGTGAGCGCTGAAAATCGACGCTGAACGCGCGATCTCAGGCTTTCCGACGTACAGATCACAGGCGGTTTATCTCTCCGGTATTCATTCCCCGTGATGCGGTCTATTTCAGCGCAAATTTCATGAAACGCTCTTTTTTGTGTCAGAGCGATCAGTTTCATGCCGTCACCGCTACCACAAACACAGATCCACGTTCCGGTGCCATCACGGTCATCAATACGGAACTTACCTCTGGCACCACAAACCGGACATTCCCCTTTGAAGTGCTTTTTACCCGTGACTGGCGGCAGTCCGTAATGTTTTAAAATTTCAGGCCAGTGGCCTTTCGCTGCTTCTGCTGTTTTCATCTTACTGACCCAGACTGTTTCTGTTTTTCTGAAGTTGTTGCTTTGCCTGCATGATCTGCCACGACTCACTGCCTTCCGGCACCCCAGACCGGACACCATGAAGCAGGGACAGAGAAAGCGCTTCGGGGGATTTTTCCGTCATCTTCTCTGCCCGGCTACGCCCTCTGGCAAACCGGATGAATTTGTGTCTGATGTAATTACTGACCTCCGGGGTGATTTCCATCGGAAAACTGCTCAGCCCGTCAGGCCATTCGCCGAACTTCTCCCGGAAAGTGTGAGCGCACCATCCATCGCTGACCGGTCGCCCCAGAGAGGCACGCTGACGCTGATAGAATTTGATCTGACTCCACCAGGCCTGTTTGTCGCTTTTGGTGTAAATTTTTTCGTCCTTGCTGAGTTTCCTGATATTGCGGCGGGTATCTGTGTTCACATCCTCACCAGCCAGCGGTTTAAATCCGCATTTCGGACAGACATAAACACCTGCCGGTTTCATGAAATGACACCCCGGACATTCTTTCGGCAGTTTTTCTTCCCGAATTTCGTTACCACGTGATGATGACACCTGCATCCCGTCGTTTTTGCCGGGCAGTTCGTCATACTCAATATTTTCAGGAAATCCCAGGCGATGAACCGTACCGGAATGGTCGAAAATCAGGCATGACTCCTTGCCTGGCGCTGTACGCAATCCTCTCCCAATCGCCTGAAGCCAGCGAATCTCTGATTTTGTCGGGCGTGCGTAAATGATGCACCGGACATCACTGTCAAATCCCGCCACCAGAACGCCAACGCTGACAATGATTTTCGTCGCTCCCGTTTCAAAACGACTGATCATTAACTGACGCTCATCATGTGGCGTTTCAGCAACCATCACCTCTGCGTTAATTCCGGCTTTGTTGAACTGCATGGTCACGAAGCTGGCATGCGTTTTATTGACGCAGAACGCCACTGTCGGTAAATCCCTTCCGTTACACAGCCAGTTATCGACAATATCGCCAACCAGATCCGCGCCGCACATAATCTCTGCCAGTTGTGATTCGTCGTAATCCCTGCCGTACTCCATTGAGACTTTCGTTTTTACACCTTCCAGATCCGGTTTCGTGGGCGCATAAAATTCGTAATTGCTCAGTTCGCCACGCTGGATCAGTTCCCCTATAGTGGTCGGCTTGAGAAGACGCTGGTAATAACGCCCCAGGAACGATGAAAAGGGTGTACCGGACAACCCAATCACCTTCACATTTCCCTCTGCAACCAGTCGTTCGATTTCCGTGAGGATGCGGCGCTTACGGAGATGCGCTTCATCAATAATCAGCAGGTCGATATTCTGAGGAAAATCACGGCGAATCAGCGTATCCGCACTGGCAATCTGAATCAGTCGTGACGGGTCGTTATTGGGATGATCACGCCAGATAAAGCTGATTTCATCCCCGGAAAGCCCGTACTGAACAAAGCGCTGTGCTGTCTGGTTGATCAAAATGGTATAAGGAACGACAAACAGAACGCGCATGCCACGGCTTACCAGACCAGCAGTGATGAACGCCGCCAGGCCAGTTTTACCACTCCCTGTAGGCATGTACATCATGAAGGACTGATATGTTTTCCAGTCATGACGCAACATATTCAGCGCACGTTCCTGAGCAAAATTCGGCTTGATATTCAGCATGGTATTCTCCCGATGACAGGGCTGATACAGTGATTACTTAAACCGGGTCGCCCGGATGACATCCACACCATCGGCGATATAACGCTGTGGATGTTTGCCATCACGGAGAAAAACAAATCCCGAAATGCCTTCAGGAAGCGCTCGAATCTTCATCAGTGAACGCTGACGAGGCGATCGGTTATCCACCTCAACTGCGCAACGCTGACCATCGGGAGAAATAACCAGAAGATCGATAAATCCCTTGCGATCACCTTTCAGCCTGACAGTGAAACAGCGTTGCAACTCACAGCCCAGGGATTTGATTTTCTTTTGCAGAACGTAGTCGAATGTGACCTTGTCCATTCCATGTCCGAATTCCTCTTCCAGAAGGTTGATTAGTACCAGTTTCAGTTCAGCACTCATATTTTAACCATGATGTACTAGTTTGCTGATGCAGCCGTTTTTTCAGGGGTGCCCCCCTTTAGATCGAGATCTACCTAACCTCTGTACCCGTCTGTTGGAAGATCCCGTTCCAGTGCTTCGCACTAACACACGGGCACCCCCCCCTTACCCCCCCTCTCAATGACCGCACTAGTTTGGTAGTACACAGGTGCATCCTGAGAAGTGGGGTCTCAGCCCGTCGGTCACCTTTAAGACCAACACCATTCAGGTACGCTGTTGCGTTCCTGCCAGGGGCGGCTGAGTCGTATACCCCTGTAATGCACGCCCGTGTGTTTCAACGAACCTGCGCAGCCGTACATTGGCTTCATGCCTCGCTCTGTTCTCCTTACGGAATGAAACAGGCTCGGAATCAAAAGTAACTTCGTAAACCTCCGCGTATTTCAGGGCGACCTTCTGTCTCAGTGAGGAAGGCAGGCTCTGTAACTGCCGCTTAATCCACTCTGAATCTGCCTGGCTGTACCTGGCAGGCATCTCCATCTGAACGTAATCAGGGGACATACAGCCTCCGGCAGAACATCACGATTCATGACTGGCATTCATGAGCGACGGATGCTGATAAGGAATTTTGGGATCCAGATGACAAAGGATCGCCACATCTTCCGGCACACCTCGGGTTTTCCACTTACCTACAGCCTGTCCGGTTCTAGCCCTTCCCCTTCGGGGAAAATAACGACCTATTTCAACATTCGATCCAAACATGTTTTTTAGAATTTCATACAAATCCATATCCACCTCGACACGTTTGTTTCGATTAATCTTAATTTTCCGAAATCTAGATTTCAAGATTTTTTGCTATATTTGTTTCGAAACGATTATTTCGACAAGAAGGGGGAGAAGATGGATCACGATAGCTTTGGTGGCAGACTGTTAATGCGCAGAGTACAGCTAGGAATGTCACAAGATGACCTGGCAAAATTGACTGGTGTCTCGCGTGTAACAATCAGCAAAATAGAGTTAGGAGACTCACAAGACACAAGATCTTCAAACCTATTTAGAATCGCGGATGCATTGAAATGCTCTCCTAAATGGCTTCTTGACGGCAGCGCCCCATCACCTACAGATAGCATTCAAAACGTCCGAAATCCTAAGCCAGTTTCTCCAAACCGTTATAGATATCCGAAACTAACATGGGTGAGTGCTGGCCCCTGGAACTGCGAAGATTACATAGCTTATCCAGAAGAATGGATTGGTAGTGATATATATGCGGGCGATCACGGCTTCTGGCTGGAAGTGAAAGGGGACTCAATGACATCACAGAATGGAGAGTTCTCTATTTTTGAAGGCATGAACATTCTTGTTAACCCTGACAAAGAAGTTTTTTCAGGAAAATATGTCGTCGCCAGGCTCAAAAACTCCGGAGAGGCAACCCTTAAACAGTACATAGAAGACGCTGGGCAATGTTTCCTAAAGCCACTAAACCCACGCTATCCACTGATCCCCATCAATGGGGATTGCGAAATTATTGGTGTTGTCGTTGAGATGCGTATGCAAATTTAATTCAACAAAAAACATTAATTGCTCTTGACACCTACATTACTCACTCGTAACCTAGATTTCGAAATATTGGTTACGAGGTTTTTTTATGTCTACTTCACAATTGATGCTTATCGAACAAGTAGAATCGCTGCTTCATGAAAGTCTCGAGTCTGTATCGGAAAGAAACCGTCACGTACTCCTTGAGGTTGGAATCGAAAAAATCCAACAACTAAAACATATTCTGTTACCTCCGAGAAACAAAAAAGATTGCCGTGATGGCATCCGCACCCAACGCGAAAGCTGCGGTCTATCCACCGCTGAACTCGCCACGCTGCTTGGAGTTGATGAAGAAACCATCATCCAGTGGGAGAACGGCAAGGCTGAACCTCTGGCAAGCCAGGTGATTCCTCTGGCAAATATACTTGACTGCGATCCGATGTGGTTACTTACAAGTTTCCATTCTGACACGACAAAGGAATCGTAAGATGAAAATGTTCAAAGGCCTCACCAACGAACCGAAAACAGCTTTTCATCACATTGCAGTACTGCTTGAAGCGGGGTTAATCATTTCGGCTTCCGGTGATGAAGAATGTGATGAACTTTCGGATGACATCTTTTTACTGGCACAACAATACGCCAGAAGCGCATGCGATGCATTTAAGGAACAAAGAACATGAAAACTCCCCTGATTATGCTTGAGGAAGTGGCAGCAGAAATAAAAGAAAACACGTCAATGCTTGAGTTTATATTTAAAAACTCTGGTGATAACGGAGAGACAGATGATTTCTTACTTTGTCTGATTCGTTCCATGAATAAAACCTGTGAAAAGGCTTACGAGTATGTTGATGCTCTGAGAACGAATAAAGGAAATTAAACAGACAATCATACATAAAAACATGACGGTCTACGGTCGGGAGTTCTCACTATTTTAAAATGGGGATGACACATGAAAGACAAACATGCCTATAAAACCGCTTTATTAATGGCTGATGCCGGATACTGGTCAGTTGCAGTATTGTTTCTCAAAAAGGCATACGGGAAATAACAAATGAAAGATGAATACATTTCTGCATATCGTCGCCGCATAACGGTTGCAGCACTGCGGCGGATGAAACGAAAAACAGGAAGTAATCTCCTCACTGTAAAGCGTCATGATGGAGAGTTAACAACTATTGAAATAACAGAACAGTTCATAAGCCAGTTGCTATTACGATTTGAAGGCGTTACCCGTGGTGAGTTTGGGCGGAAAGATGGTGAAACAGCAATACGCACTGCATACCAGGATGCTGTCGGTATCAACCAACATGGTGAGTATCTGACTGAATCAGGAAAGTTAATCATTGATGAACTTTTGAATGAATGCATCGATTACATTAAAGAGGGGCATATTACCGGATGCGTTAATCATTAACAGCATAGCTCCTCCCCCGGAATAACGGAGATAATGAAAAATGAATAATTGCGTTGAAGTACTCGATAATGTCCACTGCGAGATAACAGAAAGCCTGTCTTTGTTACAGGTGATTATTGACAGCGGTGATATTGGTTCACCAGATGCGCTAAACATGATGAATTGTCTTTTCCGCTCATTATCCTGTACAGCAGACAAAGCAGAAAAGCATCTGTGCCGGACTGAAAACGAATAACATTATTTAAGAACAGTAATTAATTTACAGCTTTATTGTCGGGGATTTTTACAACCTGAAAAGGCCAGGCTGTATCACAAATATATCGCAACAAACGAATTGCTGAGCCACATCTTCTGGCTGCGCTCAGAGTGAATAAAAGTAATTAACACCGGATGAACACGGAGTAACCATGAAAGAAGAACCTGAAATCATTGAAATTAATTCTGAAGAATTCACAGAAAACGAATGGCTGACAGAAACCGATCCGCGCGTTCTGGCGCTGACAATGGAAGGATACATCGTATTTCCACCTTTCTTCAGTGATACGGAATACAGTGCAATAAATAATGCCGGAATCGACCGTGCTTTTCATAAATACGAACTCGATTGCGGCCCTGTTTACAGAGTCTGCCGCCACGGACAAGTTAAGAAATGCTTCACGCGAAAAACGGCCATCATACATCTCGCTAATTTTATGACAACGAAGGTATTCGAAAGTTCAGGTTTTGAAAAACGTCTGCCTGACCAGCGCCTGATGCATCCGGAATATGGAGAAGTCTTTCATCCGGGAGAAATTACGCCCGAATACTACAGAGCTCACGGGCGTTGTTTTCATCGCCTGTTGCGCATCCTTGCACGCAGAAAACAGTTTGATGCCTGGATGGAAAAATACAACGCCTGGATTGATCAGTATTGCCGGCTTGTCGCGCAAAGACCATTTAAGAAGAGAGCAAACCATGACAGCAACTGAACAGTTATTTTTTCTTACTGCTGAAGGTATCCACACACCTTACGGACTGCTTGATATCAACAAAGCACTGGAAATGCTCGATGAAGGCTGTTTTGACGAACCGATCTGGCATGGTCTGGAAATAGTGTGTTGCATCAGTGAAGCAGAAGAAAAAGGCATGACAGGTGAGCTCGCGCCGGAAAAGACAATCATGTACTGGCGCTGGCTTTATACCGCCATGTTCTTCTCTGAACAGCTCACCAGAAACGGCCGTACCGAAGTGCTTAACGAGAATGGCGGTACAGACAAGGGCACCATGTACAGAGGCCACAACGGTGGCATGACAATCTACCTGAAACCATTACGTCTCGCTATGCAGAACTATATGGAATGGGCACTCATAGAAACTTACGGAGCGGAATCAGGGCTGCTCAAAAGCATTCTTATGTACAAAGCATTCACCGGCGCTCTGGGCGACGGCGAAAAAACCGGCATCACAATGGAAGGTTACAGAGCGATGCACATGATTCTAGATGGGCTTATCAGTGAAGCCACTGACAACTCAGAACCGGAAACCAGAGTGTTCCACTAATCAGCTTTTCGTGAGGTGTAATGATGAAAAAATCAACTGAACTTGTGCCGGTGGCAGCCCGTGATTTGCAAATTATCGAATATCGCGGTCAACGCGTTATAACCACTGAACAACTGGCGGCAGGCTATGGAGCAACACCAATCCGTATTCGCCAGAATCATTCCCGAAACGAAGAACGATTCGTTGTTGGAAAGCATTATTTTTTGCTGGAAGGCGATGAACTACGTGAACTTAAGCACAGAGTATCTCAAAGCTACTCTGTGAAAATTGCCAGCAATGTTCGATCCCTCATCCTCTGGACCGAACGCGGCGCAGCCAACCACGCAAAATTGCTGGAAACGGATCAGGCGTGGAACTATCACGAAGACCTTGTGGAGTTCTACTTCACTCAGCGGGAAAACATCGATGTTCAGCGCGTACTCACTCGCAAGGAACTCGCGTTGATGGTTATTGAGGCCGAAGAACGGGCTGAAGCTATGGCCCTGGAAAATAAAACGCTCTCTGCAACCGTAGACAGTCTGGAAAAACATTTCTCTAAAGGCATGACTGTTCCCCAGTTCTGCCGTGCGCTGAACGGCGTAAATACCAGCCAGATAATGTGGTGGCTGTCTGGCCGAAAATGGGTATTCAACGAACAACGCGATCCGGAGAAAACACCCCGCTGGCGCACGGCCTCTTATGCCCGTGACAGATACCTGACCGAAGAAGCAGTACAGATCACTCCACACGGGAAAGCAACATTCACGAAATTCACCCCCGTATTGCTGGAAAAAGGATGCCACCGTTTATACCAGTTTTACATGAACGGTGAACTCCCTATGAAGAAAAACTGGAACGGTGAATTTAAACACGACAAAGCTATTTACACACCGGAGGCAGAACATGAATAGCACTACTGCGGCAATCATGAACTACGACCCGAACATGACATTATGCGGCCGCATGGCAAGACAGACGGTTCGTCTGACACTCGGGCAATGGGAGTACCGCGAAACATTTGAAGTGGACGTTGTCGGCAATCTGACGGGACTGGATGTAATAACCTGCGCAATTGAAAACCTTTATGAAGACCTGCCGTATGAAGAAGCACAGGATGAATATACCGGTGAAACTAACATTATGGCCACAATACAGATCGGTGATCTTGCATGTACGGATGAGGACATGCTCGGCGAAGCATGGCTGGCAGGTATGCTTATTGCAGCAGAAATTATCAGCATTGAACCAGCAGGAACACTTTCATAACGGAGATCGCCATCAGATGATTATTTCATTCACCGATTACGGCGAACAGGCAAAACTGATTATCACCAGTTCCCGCCTGACATTGCGAAAACATAATCGTGTCGTTGATGCGGTACTTCTGTGCACACCGGACATCACAGAAAGCCGGAGCGGCTTTTTCCTGGTTAAGTCGTCATTATCAGGAAAAACACGCGACATCCTGCGCGCCTACAAAACAGCAACAAGGGAGTCTGAACGATGAAAGAAGCTGATCTGAAAGCACTGCGTGACGCCGCACAAAATACCGTATATGGCGACAAGGGATGTGATCTGGAAGCATTTCACTCCCTTGCCACTCCGCCAGTTATCCTTGCGCTAATCAGTCACATAGAAAATCTGGAGAAAAAACTGGATGAAATCGTAACGTCAGAGATTAGCCCGAAGGCCTGGCTGAATAACCTTACGGGGGAAGTTTGCAGTATTGATGCCATGCCTGACGCCCGTAATGACAGAGAAACATACACCCCGCTTTATCCTGCCTGGCAGCGCATTGCCGCCGCAGATGATAACGGCAGAGTGGCATGGATGTATACGCACAAAAAAGCAGGTTACAGGGTCCCCACAATGACATCGTGGGAAAGTCTTGCAGAAGAGCGGGGAGGCTCTCTGGATAAATATATCGTCAGTCCACTATTCACTGTTCCTCAGATACCGCCAGTGAGAACAGAACAGGAGGCTTACCCTGATGTGCAGGTTTCATGGGATGCAACACGTCACTATGTCAACGGCTGGAACGCCTGCCGACAGGCAATGCTGACGACGGCAGAAAAAGTACTTGATGTGCGAATCCCTGAATATATCGGACGCTGGCTTTCCGCTGCACTTCATGATCAGAACTCATGCGAGGAAATGAAAAACGATATACGACGCTTCCTGGCTGAATACCACCATGTTCCATCGAAATATAACGGCTGGCGACTTGTACCGGACAAGTTAACCGAACAGATGAAGTACCGGATTGTGCCACTACTGGCGACCATCAAGCCCCGCAGCGTCGATGAATATGACCGCTCAGGAGAAAACGCACAATTTCTTGAATGGGTATGGACGCAACTGATGGAAGCCACGAAATTCGCGTATGAGGGCTCAGTGAATGGGTGAAATGGTTGATATTAACGATGAACTGGTCCGCACAGTAATTACCGTTGATGACGGATGCGACCATACCCAGCGTTTTATCTGGATGATGAATACACGGCGTAATATCAGAAACAAAGTGTTCCGGCACGAACCAAAGCCAGTCAGGGTGACAAAGATACGCATTGAAGCCAGAAAACGCCGCAAATACAGGCCACGGAAGGCCAGGGCCCCAGCGCAACCGAATGAACTGGCATAAAGACAGCAGGAGAATAAGTCGTGAATCGCGAGTTTGAAATATGGATACGACTCAGATACGGGTACCGATACGATTTAACCAGAGATGCTCACGGCTTCTACTGCCGTGAAGTTGTAAAGCGAATGTTTGACGTGTGGTGCCACTGCCGTGGCCTGAAGATAGTGTGAGTCAGGAATGGAAACAATCATCTATCAGATAACGCCCAGCAAATGGTGCACAGAAAGACCCCTTATTGCCGCAACTGGACTGAAATCAGGAACCATTGCCAGAGCAAGAAAAAAATCCTGGTTACTGGGGAAAGAATACCGTCATTACGCAGCAGAAGGAGAGCCCGGGCCTTTCAGTGAATGTGTATACAACATTGAGGAAATTATGCGCTGGATCGAAAACCAGAAACAACCAGGTGCCAAAAATGCAAGTTCCGGTTAACCTGTTAATGCTCCTGGACGTCTGGGAGGTTTAATGAGTAACGCATCATACCCGACAGGCGTTGAAAACCATGGCGGATCACTCCGCATATGGTTTCACTATAACGGCAAACGTGTCAGAGAAAACCTCGGTGTTCCTGACACCGCCAAAAACCGGAAGATCGCAGGTGAACTTCGCACTTCCGTTTGTTTTGCAATCAGAATGGGGAGCTTCGACTACGCCGCGCAGTTCCCTAATTCCCCTAACCTGAAACATTTTGGTCTGGGAAAAAAAGAGATAACCATTAAGGCACTTTCGGAAAAATGGCTTGAGCTTAAGAAAATGGAAATAACAGCAAATGCCATGGTCAGATACAAATCAGCTATCCGAAATTGCCTTGACTGCCTTGGAGGGAACAAACTGGCATCATCAATTACACAGGAAGATGTTCTCATTTTTCGTAAAGAATTATTAACGGGATATCAGTTGCCAGGAAAAAATCAGAGGAAGCCTATTAAAGGTCGTAGTGTACCTACTGTAAATAGCTATATGACAATTATCTCCGGGATGTTCCGTTTTGCGGCAAACAATGGGTATATAGGCAAAAACCCTTTCAGTGAGCTTCCATCACTGAAAAGAGCGAAAACACCTCCCGATCCACTAACAAAAGATGAGTTTGCCAGACTGATTGATGCGTGCCACCACCAGCAAACTAAAAATTTCTGGTCGCTGGCTGTATATACCGGGATGCGGCATGGCGAACTGTGTGGGCTGGCATGGGAGGATATCGATCTGGAAGCGGGTACCTTGACCGTCAAAAGGAATTACACTCAGACAAAGGAATTTACACTACCCAAAACAGATGCAGGAACAAACAGGGTAATACAACTCATACAGCCAGCAATTGACGTATTAAAAAATCAGGCGACATTAACCAGGCTTGGTAAACAATATCAGATAGAAGTAAAGCTGCGAGAGTATGGCCGGACAAGCACTCACTCATGCAGCTTTGTTTTCAATCCTCAGATATTAGATCGCACAGGTAACTCAGGAGTTCATTATGCCGTAACATCCATCAACAGAACATGGGAATCTGCATTAAAACGGGCAAAAATTCGCCATAGAAAAGCGTATCAGTCTCGGCATACTTATGCTTGCTGGGCTTTAACTGCCGGAGCAAATCCAAACTTCATAGCCAACCAGATGGGACATGCGAATGCCCAGATGGTTTACAATGTTTACGGTGCATGGATGAAAGACAATAACCAGTCCCAGGTAGAAGTACTAAACAGAAAGCTATGTACTTATGTCCCACAGGTGCCCCAACGACTAAACAAAGCATAGAATATATTTTTAAAATCAAATAGTTAATACATAGGTACAAGTACATGAACAATATGAACGTAATTATTGCCGATGACCATCCGATAGTCTTGTTCGGTATTCGCAAATCACTTGAGCAAATTGAGTGGGTGAATGTTGTCGGCGAATTTGAAGACTCTACAGCACTGATCAACAACCTGCCGAAACTGGATGCGCATGTGTTGATTACCGATCTCTCCATGCCTGGCGATAAGTACGGCGATGGCATTACCTTAATCAAGTACATCAAGCGCCATTTCCCAAGCCTGTCGATTATTGTTCTGACCATGAACAACAACCCGGCGATTCTTAGTGCGGTATTGGATCTGGATATCGAAGGGATCGTGCTGAAACAAGGTGCACCGACCGATCTGCCGAAAGCTCTCGCCGCGCTGCAGAAAGGGAAGAAATTTACCCCGGAAAGCGTTTCTCGCCTGTTGGAAAAAATCAGTGCTGGTGGTTACGGTGACAAGCGTCTCTCGCCAAAAGAGAGTGAAGTTCTGCGCCTGTTTGCGGAAGGCTTCCTGGTGACCGAGATCGCTAAAAAGCTGAACCGCAGTATTAAAACCATCAGTAGCCAGAAGAAATCTGCGATGATGAAGCTGGGTGTCGAGAACGATATCGCCCTGCTGAATTATCTCTCTTCTGTGACGTTAAGTCCGGCAGATAAAGACTAA